CCTTGCCATGTCTGATGGACAGAAATGGGTTCAATCCGGAGAGGTCGCGACCGACCTTGATGTTCTGCTCTCCGCGTTCACGCGAGGAAGCATCTCTCCCGACACACTTTTCAAAGGGGGGTGTGGTTCAAATTTACCCCGCGAGCTTCGCACTTTGCTTAGAGTGCCCACGAGAAAAGCCATACTTGCGAAGGTATGGCCGGTCCTCATCCCTTTCGAGGTTGATGAGTTCCGATTTTGTGGTGTTACGTTGTTGCGCTTCCTGCGTGACTACGTTAGAACCCTCTCCGTCTGTTTTCCTAAGATGGAGATGAGGGTCTGCGATCTGCAGATCCCTCCTACGCCTACACTCAAAGACTTCATTGGAAAATTGAAGTCTTGGTGCTCAGCGCCTGCTGGGTACCACTTGGGCACGTTTCGACGTGTCCAGCTTGACACACCGTTCACCAGTCAGACTGGTCGGTATATCAAGCGCATTCTGTCCCAGACGCCCCGCGTCAAGACTCTTCTGTTTGTGAACACCTGTTTGCAACTTAAAAGAGTGGCGCCGAAAGCACCTGACTCTATGGTGGTTGCTGAACTCGTGAAACATAGCGAGCGAATGCAATTGCCGGATAGGCAGAGTGACTGGTTCGTCAAGACCGTAGCGCTTACGACTAATCGCCTTTTGCAGGCTAATAAGTTCGCGTTCGATTTTGAATTGAACGACCAGGTGGCTGGCGTCTCCATTAAAGCTTCTGTTGGTAGCAGCAGAGCTGATGGAGGTAACGCCGGTTATTTTCGCAAGGGGAGAGATTTATGGGAACTACCCGCTAAGGACGTCGAAGAGACTTGTCCTGGCGGATTTGTGCACCGTGTGAGGAAGAAGGACTATTACTTCTCAGGTACTAACGAGCCACTCGTAGTGTATCTTGGAACTCAATCCGGGGAGATCCACATGAGGATTTATCCGGGCCAGGTTCGGCCGGTCTGCCGTCAATATAGAGTAGATCAGTCAGGAGATTGTGAATCCCTCACAACATGGGTCTCAGAGACGCTTCCGACAACGGAAGAGTGCCTTAGAGATCTTTTCTTAAACCACCGTGACGTACGTCGGAATGTGGTCGGGATTTGCGAACCGTTAAAAGTTCGCATTGTAACGACTCATTTACCGTCGGAACAACCCCTGTGGGAAAGGTTCGCTCGTTATTTTCAATCCTGGTTGGAGAATTTCGAGTGGGTCCTTTCGGGAAAAGAAGTCAATGAAGACTCCTGGAAAAATGCACAAGTCCGTTCTGGATGGGTCTTTGTCAGTGATGACGCAGACGCCGCAACGGATAGTTTTGGAATTCAGTTACAGCTGGAAGCCATAACAAGCTGGCTTTCGACACAGCCCGATTACATTCAAGTCGCCTGGGAAAGAACCCTGGGTGGCAAGTTGAGTTACGGACTGTATCGTGACCAAGTCCCGCCTGTCAGGAAGACGACGGGGCAACTGATGGGGGATCGTAGATCTTTCGGAATGCTCAATCTTATCCATTTAGGAGCGAAGTTAACCTTCTGCTTCCTTCATGGGTACACTGATGACGAAATTTTCATTCGCGTCAACGGTGACGATGGGGTAATTCATTTGCGAGAGACCGATCTCGGTGCATACCATCAGTTCATGTCAGAGCTGTGGAGCCTAAATAACTTGAAGACGTACGTCAACAAGTGTATTATCTCCTTCAACTCGGTGCTTTGGCACCTCGGCACTCAGGTCCGACGTGTCCCGATAATCCGGTTCAATGTGCTTGCTGGCATCGATAAATTCGGTGATCCCCAACAGGATCCCGCGTTGTTCGATCTAGTGGTACAAGATGCCATTGTCGTGGAAAAGGACACGTTATGGAAATGGTTCATTGGAAATCCGCACTGGCGCGATCAGTTAGCACGACTGTCGCACGGCGGAAATAATTGGTTCTTACCAAAGAACGTGGGCGGTCTCGGTATCTCGTCCAGAGATCCCGAGTATATCACTCATCGCCAGATGGGGGGTGTACGGAAATTCATCGACGGGAGTCGGCAAGTTTCCACCGCGCCTATAAGGCCTAAGAACAAGGTTCGCACTCATGTGGCCCGTAACTGGTTCCATGTGATTGGCGGCGTGGATGCCCCTTCGGAGGCTCCTCTAGCCGTTCCGCGAACTACCGTCGAAAACGATAGCGTGCGTATTAGACCGGGGAAGCTGCCGAAAGGCGGCGTACCTGATTTCGATATGCCGTTGTCGGAGATTCGTACCCTTCGACGGGGCGCCACGCCACTATGGCCTTCCGATATAGCAATCCAAACAAATGAATCCCCAAACCAAGAAGTCCGAGAATTCTAAAAAGAAGCTCGATAACAAAATAAAAACAAAAGTCAATGAAGACCTTGACTCTATTCTGTCCGGTTCCCGGATGGAACTGTCCAAGCCCGCTGAGCGCTACTATAAGTCGCTCATCGATCCTCGATCGGCTAATGCCTCGCGTCTCCCTTCCCTGATGGGAGGATACGTCGAGTCGTCAGCCGCCCGCCACTACAAGTGTCGCACTACAGCGACAGTTGGTACGGGTGGTTTCGGCTTTGCGTTCGCAATGCCTACTACCTGCGGCCCAGTATCAGGCCGTGTCGCTATGGTTTCCACCACAGCGATATACGCTGGCACCGCACCTTCAGGGTTTCCTACCGCTGTTGGTGCTGGTGAGCAAGTTAGTGAATGGGTAGACGCCGAGTTTACGGCCGCCTCGAACGTTCCCGCTCTTGACGCCGTTTACCGTACGGTCTCTGCTGCAGTCTATATCACCCCGACCTCGGGAATGACTACTGCTGGCGGAACTATCCATTTGCTCGAAATGCCAGGGCACATTTCTGGGACCTTCTCCTTGGGAGAGGCTCAGTCTCATCCACGTACGAGGACGATCCGAGGCCTCCAAGCCGGTGACCCCCGCGATCTCAATGTCTTGAACTGGCATCCTGCCGGCAGCTCGACTGTGATCACATTCACAAATCAAATCACGAATGCCGTGAATGATTTCCAATTCCGAGGGCTCCCCCAAGGGGCAAATCTCTCAGTCTGCAGTGCGAACGAACTCCTAATCGTTTTCGCTGGTGCTGCAGGACAGACGTATGATATTGAACTTCATGCGGTCTACGAATTGGTCGGTAAGAAGGTTAAGGGGCAAAAGCGCGCCTATTACGACTCACGAGGTATGGATCTCGTCCTGAACGGACTGGGAGCCAAGAACATCAGTGGGTGGGTGGGTACGCCTTCAGAGGCGGAGCGTGCATACAGCCATGCCATGGTGCACGCTGCGGACCAAGCGGGGCAGCTCGTTTCGAGCGCTTCGCGTGC